TCTATATCAGTTATTTTCAACAACTCCTTGTGGTGTGCATAGATGTTGCTGAAGCTGTATAGATCTACCTCACATGCATCGAGCCAACGGTTTAATCTATTTAATGTTGGTGATCCATTCTTACGTTTATTTATGGGTGTTTTACCCGGACTATGACCAATAACTAAAACTTTATCCAATCCCATAATATATTCGCCTCCTCAAACATTTCTTTAGTCATACGACATGAAAGTTTCCAATGATCAGGTACTTCATGTATAGGTGATACAACTCTTTTCACACCTACTTGTATTAACCCCTTTGCACAATCATGGCATACAGGCAATCCATATGTGTAAACAGTGGATCCTTCTAATGATACACCATTTTGTGCTGCATTATATATAGCATTCATTTCTGAATGTACGACGTATTTATATTTAGTTTCTCTATCATTATATCTTTCATCATCTTTAATACCTCGAGGAAAACCATTGTAACCTTGAGCTATAACTGTTCTATTCCTGACAGCAATAGTTCCAACCTTTCGAGATGGATCTTTTGACCAACTCGAAACAAGTTGAGCCATTTCTAAAAATCTTTTATCCCATTTATTTGACAAGATGAAAGTGCCTTTCATAGACATGCAAGTTTTGTACTTGCCATATAATATCGCCAGGTTTAATTTCTTCGTAAGTATCAGTTTTACAACTGTTATAATCATGCACTAATTCTTCTAGAACATGAAGCTGCCAAGCATAATCATTTTTGTATCCGAACACGACATCGTTTGAACGCATTTGTACGACTGCGTGTAATTCATCATCGCGAATGTAATAAGTAACGGCATTAGTACATATAAAATCGTTTTTACCATCTTCTTCATACTCCACCCATATTGATGGCCTTTGGTATATCATAGAAGCTCGACGACTATCTTTGTTATAGAGTAACTCATCAAGTGCCATGCCATACTGACCGTAGTATTTATCAGAACCAATAAGACAACCATAATTTGAATTGATTTCACCGTACTTATTAGCACTTAACTGCCAAGCTTTAGGTGGTTCACGTTCACCTGAGTAGATGTCATTGATATTACAACTATGTGATTGATACCAAAGAATCTCGTGATTAATATAGTCATCACTAGGAGTACCAAATATTGATGGTTCATCTGCAAGAAAAGAAGCACCAATCACTTCAATAGTTTTTTGACCAGTTTTATCTATTGAAAACTTTTCATCAGAAAGTTTAGACTTAAATAAATTTCTTATTTGTTCAGTTTTAATATCCAACATTTTTTTTCACTTTCGGTTTATTAAACATATCCCTATCAGATCTTTGACCATCCATTTTACCACGCATGTATGATACTGCAAATGATGCATAATTAATCATATCTTTATAAGTATCTTCAAGTGATTCGAAGTTTGGATCATTGCCAGATTCAAGTAATGATGTAGCACGCATAAGTTTACCGAGTATAACATCATGGATTGTATCCACACCTCTACGGTAATGCATTGCTTGTGTTACATTGGAACTATCACTTTGATAGTCTTTTGATTTTTTAAGTTGTAAGTCCATACATTCTTGTAAGACTGCAACTGATTCTTTTCTATCAATTATTGGCATTGTTTACCTCGTCTCCATATACAAAATGGTTGTTATCTAGATCTATTATACAATAGTTTAACATAGATGTAAACATTTTATTTACATTTATTCCACACTTAGAGTAATGTCTCGGTTCTGGCATTAACTCAATCTTCTTAATCTTATTTAGACCATATTTAGTTTCAACAACATCACCAACATAAGTAATATTGTCATGTCTTACTTCGCCATCAGCATCGTATTTAGCTTCATTTTCTAATTGATTCCAATCTAACATTATTGACACTCCTCCATTTCAACTCTATAACCTTTATTTTCAAGCTTTTTTATTTCAGCAATTGCATTTTCTTTTTTAATGTGGCCAGAAGAAGAAACCATCATTTCATCAAACCATCTATATCTTTTTCCATCAGACTTAATACTACTATCACGTACTTCCATACCTGTCTTCATATCAATTATAACATCACTTTTAAAAGCATCAACATAATACATTATTGAACTCCCTGTTCTTTAGCCGCGTTTAAAATTATTGGTGTTAAGATTTCTTCAACCCTTTCTTCCCAATGTGTCCAAGTATCTCTATGAGAATAATAAACATCTTTTTGAGTTGGAGCAAAGCCGAATATATTTTTAAATTGACCTCTTCTATTACAAAGGCCGTTATTGAAAAGATCATAAGCTGCATTTTGAGCTTTTCTGAATAATTCAAGATTTTTATTCTTAGATCTTGAATTTGAAACTTTACCTTGAAGAGGTAAGAGCTCGTGTAGCTTATCGGCTAAACTCTTGAAACCTGAGTTGATACCCCAATCGTTTGAAAATAATTGAAACTGATAACCTTTATACATAAAATAACTCCCTTAATTTTTTATTTTATAGTTATATTATACACTATTTTTTACCGTTTGTAAAGGAAAAAATGCACTTAAATGAAAAAAAGTTATTAACATATTAATCATTTGGCACAATTCTTTTTTCAACTTCTTTAATGTGCTTACACTTTGTAAAGGCAATACAGTCGCAATCAAATCCACTATCACGCATAGTAACTCTATATTCATTTCCCTTTGAACCAATCACTGGCCAAGTTATGCCAGTGAAAGGATGTTTGTAAGTATTTATGATTTCTGATTTATGTGCCATTTCAACTCCATAATATTTAATTGTAGATATATTCTACCACAGTTTTATTGAAATGTAAAGGAAAAAGTGCACTTAAAGGAGAAAAAAGATTGATTACAAAGTCAAAGTGCACTTTTTATTTGATATTTTTAAGAAGCTTTACTTAATTTAGGATTTAGTTGCTTCCAATCTAGTTCTTCCATCTCAAACTCAATTGATGGAATTAATTTATTCATCCAAGCCTGAACGGTTTCATGCTCGTCTTTCCATTTGTTATTCCAATCTTCAAGAGCGACATAATCAGGATGATGAATTAGTATTTTAACTTTATTAGAACTAATCTTAGATTTAGATAAAGTAAAAAGTATTTTATTCCAGCTAAAGTTTGCTGAAGACATTCCAAAAACGGCTGTCCCAGGAGTTTTAGCTTTTTCACTTTTTACTTTAAGAGCTAATCTAGTTATTTGTTTACCATCAGAAGTTTTTACTTTTTTATTCCAATTTTTATAAGTAAAATCTTTTCCTAAAGAACCTACAATCTTGTGGTGCCTATGTATTCTATCAGCATACTTCATTAAACTTGTAGTTTCTTTTGGAGTATATCCAAATGATCGTAATATGGCGGGAAGATCAACTACGCTGTTACCGTCCTGAATATACTTGTACATAAAGTCTTTTGTGTCTTTTTTGTTGATTTCAAGTTTTCTTTCTGTAGGTAAACCATTGTACTCCATTCCTATTTGAACCAATTCTATAGGACTAAATTTTGACCATATAGACCTCGGTACCATAATAACTTTGATAAATTTTAATCCACTTAGAAAGTAAGCCCATCTTCTGTGATTACCTTCAATTATCATGTTAACACCATAATAATCTTCTAGAACAACGATGGCGTCGAGTATCTTTCCAATTGATATCATCTCTTGTAAATACTTAACGTGTTCATCACACAGCTCTCTGAGTCTGGTTTGATAAACAGACCATTTCATTACTTCTTCTATGGATATGTCTTGGGATTTGATTTCTGCCTTTTGAATTAAATCTTTAAATTCATTCAAGACAGAACTTACGAATGATATTACATTTGTCATTTCTGACTCCTTTTTATTGTTAGTGCCATAAGGCGTTACTGAAAAGGATTTGTGCATTTGCTTACTTTCCTTTTCCATTTTATATATCTATTCTACCATAAAAAAGTAGAAAAGTAAAGGATTAAACTTTTATCTTAGCTAAATATTTTTCTCATATTTTTTTCCGTTCCAAAGATAAATTCCTTCATGGATATACTCTTTAGATTTCTTATCATTAATAAAAATGTACACAATATCAGGATATTTGCGCCAAGGTTCAAGCTTAGCTATTCGACATCTTTCTAAAACATAAGGAACATTGCCTTTATGCTCAGTAACTTTAATCTCATTACAGTCTCCCATAGGATCAATAACGTCTTTATATTTCCTTCGATCATCTTCCCATCCGGTTTCAAGAAGGTATTGTTCAGGCGCATGGCCATACAGACATGCTTCATAGATCTGATTTAAAGTTCTATCTCTAGCTGTTGACTTTTTGCTATGTATTTGCTTTGCTTCAGCCATAGCTCTCTTAGACCATTCGCTTTTACTTTTAATATCATCAATGTTAAAGCTCATATCCATATTAAAAATATCATATGTTTTTATAGACGTATTCAAGGGCACGATCTGCCTCCTTTTCTAGTGGACGAGATTTATACCAATTACCAGTTTCAGTATCAAGTTCTCTACATAATGTTGTAATTTCTTGAGCTGTAATTGGATATTTGTTTTTAACTGCATTACCAGCTGTAGCAACCATGATCTGATACATCTTATGATACCAACCGGTACTACTTATCATTCGATATTCTTTTTCTAATTGTTTTGGAAAGAAAGGACAATTCTTATATGATGAC